TCACCAAATGTAACAGGATAAAAACGACACAAGTCCAAATATTCATTGATTAATTCCTTATCTGTAAAATCAACATCAAACGACTCTTTTAATTTTGATGATGTTAAACTTCTATATTTCTTTAAATTATCAACCAATGTTTTTTTGTTAATACCATTGTGGTTTGAAATAATAAAGTTATATGTTGCTTCTTTTAATGTGTTTGGGTTATGTCCTCGTGCTGTGATGATGGAGAATATAGAACCACCATTAATACATTCAACAAAGTCATTCCAAGATGGACCCGGACTCGCAACCATAGAATCAATAATAAAACGTTTGTCACCTTCAGTTCTAAAATTCCTAAATGGGTTTGGTGCATATCCTACAATCGTTGTTCCTTTATAATAAAATGGTTCAACACCCAATTGATGTCTATGTTCTGCAAAATCTTCTGTAGACATACCAACTTCTTCTTCGTTATCTGTTAACACCATAATTTGTGTTGGCATAAAACAAATGTTATCATCCCAGTCAAATGCATAATATTTAGTATCAGGGTTACCTGATTCATCAAAACCTTCTTTAATAAGACGTTTTTGTAGTTGTCCGTATATGTGTTTTTTTATATTCATATCTTATTTAATGTTGCCAACAATTTATCTAATTGTTCTTCAGTTATAACAATATTTTGTTTTTTTGATGAATAAGTTTTGGTACCTTTTGTATTGATACCCAAACTTTCTTTTATAACTTCCTTTTTAATCTTCATATTATTTTTATTATATAAATATATAATGGGGAATATTTCTACTCCCCACTTTTATTTTTTATATTAGATGTTATCAAAAGATGCTCCTGTTGGTGTTATAACAAACTCAATGTCAATATATTCTAAACTTTTTGTTGGTTTTAGGAAAATTTTACCTGTCAACGTGTTAGAATCTAAATCTTCAGGTGTGTTAGAAACCGTTACACGGAAATCATTCAAACCTCTATCCCTTCTAATTGAATCCAAGATTGGGTTTACAGAATCCAAGAAGTCTTGTCTAACTTTATCATCGTTTTGTTCAAACAACAATCTTACTGCCACTGCTGAAATTAATTTACGAGCTTGTAACAACAATCTTCTTACGTTGATTCTGTCAAGTGCTGACTCTTTAATTTGTAGTGTTTTGTTACCCCAAATTACTGTACCCACATCAGAGAATGTTGCAATTGGGTTAATTCTACCTTTATAAAGGATGTCACGATCTTCTTGTGTTAATTTTTTGCGTGCTCTAATTGAATTAACCAAACCTCTTGTATAACCTGCAGATGCGAACCAAGGGAATGCGATGTTATCTGTTAACGCCAAGTTTTTAGTAACTTCAGCAGTTGCTGGAAGATAAATTTGTGTATTATTAACAGAATCTCTTGTTAAAACCCAAGGATAGTAAGTTGCAGTATAGTTTGAATCAATACCTGTGTTTTCTAAATTATCTACCGCTTCTTGTGGGAATATTAACCCATCATTTACATCTTCATATGAAGGTAACAACAAGTTAAAGTCAGGTGTTGTTGTGATATAGATTGAATCTGCTCTGTCAGTTTCAATAATATCAATTGCTGCTTCAACAAGATTTGAATTATTTACATAATCAATACCCGGTGTTACAAATACGTTAATATTTGTTGATTCAGGGTTTGCGAATGTATGTTGTCCCCATAGATATGCGTAGTAGTCAGTATTAGCCCATTGTTCTTTGCTTGGTCCAGGAATTTGTTTAAACGCCCCCCATCCTGTTGCTGTTGGGAATTTGATTGATGCTTCAGCACCATATTTAAATCCTGCTTGTCCTAAAGCAAATGTATCACCATTGGTTCTTCGTTCTCTATAGATATCCCATCCATCAAAACCACCTGATGCCAATAATGTAAATTTACGTGTACCTAAGTTGTAATAAGCATTATCAGTATCTTCAGGTTCTGTACTGAATGGTGAAATACCTACTTGGAATGCACTTTGTCCTGATAATGGGTAACCGCTAGGAATTTTTACAATCGTAGCATTTACGTCCATATGGAATCCTTGTGTTAAGTATGCCCAAGCATCACCTGTTGTGTCAGTACCTAAGTTTGCTGGTATTTGTTTACCTTTATAATTAAAGAAATCAAAATCAACACCTACAGTATCAGAAATACCTAAATAAGTTCTTCTTACAATGTCACCATTTGAAATTACTTGGTTGTCACCTCCACCTGCTGAACCGAATGGTGGGTTATATAATACATCGCCAGGTTTGTTGTATTTAAGTTTATAGATGTTATAAGGTGATAATGCGTTTGAATATTTCCTCATATTATATCCTTCAAAACCACAAGGTAAAGCATCTATTGGTGCTTCTTCATTCATATCCAACATAATGTATTTTGACTTAACTTGGTAGTCACCATTAGATGTACCAATCTTATTTGCCACATAGTTGTTTTGTGAAGGATCCATTGAACAATTTGTAAACTTCTCAATCACTCTTACATTCTCGTCTGTATCATAAAAATCTCTAACTACAACATCAAATGTTCCATTAGCAAATGATACGTTCAAGATAGACATCTTAACAAGTCTGTTTGCTGCGTCACCATCTGAAATCAAAACAAATTTAAATAGTCTATAAACTTTACTACCTCTTAGTTCTGATACCACGAATGGTGTTTCAGGTGTTTGATATTGTTCAAGATAAAAACCGATTGAAGCAGTATTTGGTGAATCAGTAACCCCTGGCAATTCAATAAAATCACCATAGATACCTCTAATCTTACCTTCTCTATATCCGTTAGTTAATAAACTTGGGTATGATTCCTCAACAAACATTGGTACTTCATTTCTATCTTTACCGAAGTTACTTTTACCAAAAGTTTTTGAAATGTAGTTTGCTTCAGTTGTTGACATAGATGTTTCAAAACTAAAGTTGTTACCATCATATGTTGTACCACTAATTACAAATGTATCAAATGGATTTTTAGACACACCTGAATAATTACCTGTTGTAATAAGTGTTGCATCTGTAGTTGCTGAAACTTCAAACTTAGGTCCGTGTTGTGATGATGAATAATTTGTAATACCTCTTGATCTCAATGTTGCAATAACCATATCATCAAAATCACTAAAAGGACTTGCTGTATATGTTGTTGAATATAATGTACAAGTTCCTGTAAATTGTGTAGATGTTGCCCCTGTTGATATTGTTGCAAGTGCAGCACCGAAACCAACACCTGAATATGAACCAACACTTGATGATTTTGAATAATCAAATAATGAATAATACCATGCGTCGTTTGTATAAGCTGATAAAGATGCACTTCCAAAATCAATATTATCAACACCCAATACGTTTGTTGTTGCTGATACTGCATTTCCAAACACAGTAACACCTGTGATTGAATTTAAAGTTGTTGAACTTACAGAACCCCATACAAGAGCCACACCACCAGTTGAACCTGTACCACCATTAACGAAATTATTGATTTGTGTTGAAATAAATCCTTGCAAATCTTGGTTAATTGTTGAAGTACTTCCATCACCTGTTGTATATACATTATTAATGATACCACTAAGTAATGTTGATGGGTTTGTGATAGTCACATTTGTACTAGCACCTGATGTACCACTAAAAGTAAGTGTAAATGCTCCACCTGTAGTTGCAGCTTCAATAGTTGAAGTATCAGGGTTTGCAATTGTAGTTATTGACCAAGATGGTCCTGCATCATATCCTGACAAACCTAATACTCTTGTAACAAACAATTGGTTTGATTGTGATAGGTATGATTTTGCGATATACGATGCTTCGTATTTTGGTATTTGAGTATTTACAAATTTCTCAGGACTTGTTCCCCCGAAATAAACTTGATACTCGTCAAAATTTGTAATAAAAATTGGTTCAAATGCAGGTCCTTGTAAAGTTTCCCCAACAATTCCTAATGTTGTTACACCAACGCTTTGAGCCACAAATGTCAGATCTCGTTCAGATGTATATACACCAGGAGATACAAATACTTTGTTTGATGACGCCATTTCTTCTTTTTTTTTAATTAATGATTTATTTTATTTATATAAATACATTTAAAAAAAGCAAAAAACATCACTTAAATATAATTATTTAATAAGTAGGATAAAAAATTCTGCCTAAATTCTGCCTTAACTATTTACTTTTATGAAGAAGATCAAGAACATTAAAATATCAGACCAGGCACACCAGATATTAAAAGAATATTGTGATGATAAAGGATTTAAAATATATAAATTTTTAGAAACTTTAATTATTAAGACCTGCCAGAAGCAAAAAGATATATATGGAGAATAACTAGGTAACTAGATAACTTCTAGTTTTTATTAAGGATTCCTGTGTATTATCTACCTTGGTAACTTCCACTCTTAATGTGTCACCATCATTAACTTGTATTGTGTCCAAGTCACTTCCCACAAAATTATTGTTTATATAAACAGAATATGTTGAAACATTTGTTGTTGATTCCACAACAATATCAGATGAATATCTAAACACTTCTGATAATTGTGTGTTACCTGATACAAATAAAATATCTAAATCAAAATTATCAGGACTTGGTGGTTGTATTGCAACTTTTTTTGATTTATTAATTGGGTCAACTTCAAACATCGTAACTTGTCTTGTAATACCAGGTGATACTTGAAATTCCTCCTCGTCCAATAAAAAACCCATTAATGTGATTTTATATGTTTGAATATAATATTTACGTTTCTCTATTTCTTTTACGGATTCATCTGTTGGGTCTTCTAACTTCATTGGCATATAATGTCCTTTTATTTGAACATATGCTTGTTTTGAAGTAAATGTTTGCATCAATAATTTATTGAACTCATTAAGTTCACGCATTCTATTACAAAATATTTTAACATTATATGTAATATCCACAGGTACAGGTTGTGGTATTTTATAAACATCCACCCCCTTACGTTCACCATTCCATGTTGGTACCGAATAATAATTAAACCTTAATCTATCAGGAATATTTGCAATACCCCCTTGAAACTTCCCATATTTAACTTCAGGTTGACGAACCGTGATGATAAAAGGAAGTGATACGTTTTTATCTAAATCTTGAAACTTCCACGTTTGTGTAAATTGAGACCAACTTTGTGTTGTAATAATTTTATCTACTGTTGGTACAACATTTCCGTCAACAACCAATTTTAATTTATCTTTAACAAATTCAAGTACACCTTTATCCATATCGGCATGTAACACACCTTTTGGAAGATAAGTACCACCATTGGTAACATCTTCGGTAAGTTCAATTCTCCGTTCCCTTCCTTCTTTGGTTGGTATTAATGGTAAATGTTTTTTTACTTTTTTTGGTAATGCCATAATTAAATTCCGTTAAATTCGTCGTTTGTGACAGGTGCAGCAATAATTGTTCTATAATATTTTTTATAACCACCATATGTGTGTTTTAAATCTGATGTTACTCTACCATCATTCACCACACTATAATATCTAACTTTATCTTCAGATTCATAATATGCCAAATAATCACCCAATGAAATTTCAATTGCAAGTTGATCTAAATGTGATTGGTAAACACTAAATGTTAAATTTCCTGGTTCTATTTGTGAAATCTTAGAACTTCCATAATCAACATTTGATGGTGCATCAATTTTAACCAACCCTTTAACTTCTACTGGTGGTAAAAATTGTATACCACTTGTAAGTGCTTCACCATATACATCATCCACATCAGTCCGTTGTCTATCTACACGATACAAAACAACTGTGAAATTCATATCACCCATCTGCCATTCCATTCCCATTTCAATTTCTAAAGCAAAATCATCGGAACTGAAGAACTTATTTAAACGTGTTATAGGTACAATTTTTTTTGCCATATAATATAAATATCACGATTGATTTTTTTGTGACATTTACTATTTTTAATTATATTAAATATATGGAAGATTTTTTATCAAAAGCACCTGAGTCTAAAGCACTTCAGATATTAGACATTTATGATGGTTCTAACAATTTTATATTGAATTTAAAAAACAAAAAACTTAATAGTAAATCATTTACACCCACCAGAAGTCAAGCCGAATATATTATAAATAACCAAAACGTTAATCCTAAAGTTGCAAAAAAATGGGTTAAACTTGATTTATATTTTGCAAAAAAACTAAAGGAAGATAAAATGTATACAATTCAACCTGAAGAAATTTATGTTGAGAAGTTGTTAGTAGAAAAGGATAAGGCATATCATATATGGGGTAAAGTGTTTGAATCAGAACAACTACACGACTTTTGGTTACCAAAAACGGCACTATTAAGGGACAACGAAGTAAAAAATATTGTTATTGATTATTCAAAATATGATGTAAGACC